ACCGAGAGTCCGTCCTCCATCGTTGCCTCAACCGACACCCTGAACTGCAATTTTCAGACTTCCGTCGGTATGTCACGTCATACAGTCGCGCAATGGACTTTTGCATCTTTGAGCCGACGATCTTAGATGCTCGAGATTACCCAATCCTATATCGAGAGTGCGGAGAACTGTCAGTCGACACAGATAAGTTGTTCCGCCAAGCTAACCACCTCTACGACAAAGAGTTGGGTGCGTATCTCCAGCACCTGAAGGACGTAGTACGAGCAGAGGAAGTGGAGAGAGTTCGTGCTAAGTTATCCTGCAGACTCCACGATAACGTGAGGTTGCATGCGGCAGCGGGTCGTGCTCGTGTGTGGTCTGATGCTGTTGACCACTACAGAGGAGCATACGGGCGAAACCCGCGCCCAAAGAAAGTGAAGTACTCGAATCTCAAGGTGGTAGCGTGTGAAGGGTTTGTCCTACTGAAGTTGTTGCCGTGGGACACATGGCGACTGGCAACGTTCGAACAGCTACAGATGATACAGGATGCCATGGCCTCTCGATATCACGTTGAGAGTGCCTTGCAGTTCGGCTTTCACAACGGATCAGCATCCCTGGCAAGGCTCGTTGATGAAATTCTCACCTGGCAAGAGAAGGTCTTGACATCCTACGGAAACGAGGGGTTCGTGCTCGTCAAGGCACCAGAAGCAGTATTCAAAACGCACCTGACGTCTTTGAGCGGGGGGGATATCCTGGAATACTCCTCATACTCGAGGACCATTGATAAGGTACGGGCTAAGGAAGCAAAGCTCGACGACCGCACCCCCCTTACGACTGAGCTGGATGCCCTGGTCCAACAGGTGACATCGATACACGACGCTGCTGAGCTATTCGGCCTGACAAAGCTCTCAGGTCATCCCACTGTTTACCCCTCAAAATCAGCAAAAACTGTGCAGAGAGCAGTCAAAGCTCCAAAGACGTGCAGCGTGACGCACATCCGGTATGTCACGCGAACAGCTAAGCACCTCATCCTATCGGGATACATCCGTGTCCACAGCGACTGGCCACCC